ACTAAAAACTGTTCAACAGTCTAACGACAAAGGAACATGGTTTGGTTGGGATGTGTCTAAAGTTGGACCAGTGTCAAATGCTGGTGTTTATCAAATAGCAAAAGACTTTAGCACAAACGTTGCTAAGGATTCTGTGAAAGTTAAACATGAAGCCGATGCACCACAAAGTCAAAAAGTTAAAAAGACATTAGACTTATAAGTTCCTTTGCATGGGAAAATGGGGTCGGCTAGGGAGACTGAATCGGCCCCGCAACTATTTTTATGACAAAGAACGCACCGATAACTTATAAAGATTGGATAGAAGCAGGGTTTGTATTAATACCTTGTGATAATAAACAATCTGCTGTTTCAAGGTGGAGTAAACCTGACTTCAAAATAACTATTCAAGACTGGGAAAACAATCACATTGGAAAACAAATGTCGATTCGACTAGAGAATCACATAGATTTAGACGTAGATAATAACAAAGTTAAATTTTTTATTAATAAACATATTAAACATAAGAGTGCAGTATGGGGTAGAAAAAATAGTCCTAGTAGTCACTATCTATGGAAAGGTAAAGTGGAGGCTAAAAAATTTATTTTACCAGATGTATTTAAAGAGAGAGTTGAGGAAGAAAAACATGGTGCAACAATATGTGAAATAAGATCTGGCATGGGTCACTACACCGTTGTTCCAGAATCAAAATATCATTTAGGCGATGAAAAAATAAAGTGGGAGGAGTATGATGGTATAACTACATATCCTAAAGAATATGATATAACAATGGACGTTGGTAAGATTGCGTTACAAACTGCTTTGTGTATTCTTTATCCAGCAGGCGGGAACCGTGATAAATACTGCACTGCAATAGCTGGAGTGTTATTAAAACACGGATCTTGGACCACGGAGCAAGTAGATCTTTTTGTTCACGATCTCGCTATCCACTCAAAAGATGACGAAGCATTTAAAAGAAATAAAAAAGGCACCTCTCACAGTAAATCTGACAGACAGTTTGGAATAAGCACATTAGCCGAAATTTTAAGATGTGATAAGAAAGATGTTGCGACTTTATTTAGTTGGATAGGAATAGGTTACGCAACTGTTGAGGGCTCTTCAGCAATAGGCGATATAATTGAATACGCTCAAAATAAATACGAAGTTAGAATATCAGGCACTAGGAATGGAGAAAGTGTGCAAAGTTTAGTGAAGATGGATGGACCCACTTTACGAGACATGAGAAAATTTTATGATGAGGTAATAAAACAGGCTCAAATCTGGATCCCTAGAATGAAAGCGGCAGACTTTGAAACAATCGTAAAAAATAAATTTGAAGAAAGAATTAAATCAAAAGATTATATTGAAGGTAATGCTATTGCAGAGGAGTTTAGAACATATTTAGATAAATATATAAGTAAAAAACAAGCATCGACTGATCCAAAACAATTACTTGATTTTAACATGCCTGTTTTTGATTTAAAAAAATCATACTTAGATTTTAATCTAGTTCACTTTGAAGATTATTTGAGAGAGCAAAAATATAACTTTGGAGATCGTAATGATTTAAAAAAAAGCATTCAAGATTACGCAGGAGGGAAGAAAATTAATGGTAAAATTAAAGACGAAGGGGGTCATTGGAGATCGTGTGTGTATTGGAGAGTTTTTAATTACAAAATAGATCAGAAAGACTTAATTATAGAGGGGCAAGTAGTAAAACAAAAGGAGGTAAAAGCAATTGATTTCGAAGCAGACAAGATCGAAAATTAGAGTTATCGTTGGACCACCTGGCACTGGTAAAACGCACATAAGAATTAAAAAAGAATATTCAAAACTCTATGACAAATATGGTCCTGAAAGAGGGATTCTTTTAACTCACAGTAATGTAGCCAGAAGAGAATTAGTAGACACCATAAAATCAATAGAAAAAGTTAAAAACAACAATCACATAAAAGAAGATGAGGATTATTTTAAATATAAAATATGCACCATACACGCGTACGCAAAAAAGAACGCTGGACAAAGAAGAGAAGTGTTTGATAAAAAAACTGATTATGAAAATTTGTGTAGAGCAGCACCAATGCTCAGACAAAAACACACAGCTTCTATTATAAGAGATCCCGTTAAATACCATCCGTTTTTTAAATGCAATGCAGAAGCCCATGGTAAAGGTAAGAATATTCATGACCACTGGAGAACAGCCGAAGATCCACATAGAAGTTATGAACCTTTTAATCTTTCTATGATGTTAGACATCAAACAGAAGTACGAAAAATTTAAAGACGATAATCATCTACAAGATTATCCAGACATGTTAGATTCGTATAACAGAAAACCTGAAGTTCCTGTCGTTGATTTTTTAATCGTGGATGAGGCACAAGATTGCAGTGTTCCTCAAATGTTAGCTATAGATAGAATGGGAGAACACGCCAAAGAAATAATTTTAGTTGGAGATCCTAACCAGACTATTTTTCAGTTTGCAGGAGCTAATCCTGATTTTTTTGAAAAACTATTTGCAAATGTAAAAGAAGGAGATGAATTAAAACAAGGACTGAGGTGTAGTAAGGCTATAAATACATTTGCTAAAAAAATTATAAAACCTATTTGGGATCATTACGGATACGAAAGAGCATGGTATCCAACAGCTGAAGAGGGAAGTGTGCAGATCCTACCAGATTTAAATTTATCAAAATCATTAAATAATTTGATGGAAAAGATAAAAAATTCTGATGAATCATTTTTGTTTACATATCGCACAGAAAAATCAAAACAATGGATAATACCTTTTTTTAAACGAGAGGGATTTAAATTTAGACAGGTAGGGAGTGTTTATAATCATGTATCTGACAAAGAATTTAGTGCACACGTTACATGGCCAGACTTCTTACAAGGGATACCACAATCATTGGAACAAATAAAAAATTATTGGGATCATCTAGATAAATCTTATAAATTAAAAGATGCCAGAGTTTTCAAAAAAATAATAAACAAAAATTATAATTATCAAGATCTTGTGAAGATGGGCTATCTAGTAGAAGGCCTAGAGAAAAAGACAGCTTTTCATCGACTAGTAAAAGTTCCAAAGACAGAGGAAAAACAAGAACAATTAAACGAAAGACTACAATACATAACAAGAGTAATTGCAAAAGGCAACGTAGATCAAAAAAGTATAGTGGAGTATGGTAACTTTCACCAAGTAAAAGGTTTAACGAGAGACAACGTTATAGTGGATAGAACTATAACAAGACACGAACCAGCCTTTGAACAGAGACGATTAGGTTATACAGCGGTTACTAGAGGCAAACACGAAGCATGGATTTTAAAATC